TGGCGTCGCTGTCCGAAGACGAGGTGTTTGCGCTGCTGACTGAAGAGCAGCTAAACGAGCGCCGGTCTTCTCACCTGCAACGCCTGCACCAGCGGTACTGCGCCCTGCGTGACGCCCGCGAGCGCCTAGAAGTTATGGCCAAGGCGGTACGCCCATGACGCCTAAAAATAAACATAAGCTGTTTGACGCAATTAGAGAAGTATTTCAGCTTAAAAATGATACTCAGTTAGCGCGGTTTTTAGGTGTAACCCCAACGCCTATTAACGATGCGCGCAATGGCGGCTATGTGTCAGCGGGGATGATCTTACGCATCTACGACAAGACCGGCTGGAGCATTGAGCAAATTCGTGGATATTTGGAAGAATCAGAATGAAATGTCAGCAATGTGGTGCCAAAACCTACGTGGTAAACACTGCGCAACAGCCAGGCGGCATCCGGCGCCAGCGCAAGTGTGACTCATGCAAGAACAATGCCTACTCAGCCGAGGTGTGGATTGCAGGCAACGTTCAGGTAGGCAAATCGATTTATACTAATGATGAGGCGGCGTTAATAAAAAAGAAAGGCGTTGACGCTCGTCGCGCAAATGAAGATAGGAGGAATGACGATGCTACGTGACGGACACTTTATTCGAGAAGAACCCCCAAAGATCGGCGCGTATTACGTGCCGCAGTTTTACACACGCCAATCCACGCCCGAGGAGCGGTTGGTGCAAGACATCATGCTGGGCTGCAAGTCTGACATTGAGTCGCCCATAGCCAAGCTGTTTGGCAGGTTGTTGAGCGTATGAAAGAGATCGTTTGGGTTTATTACGCTGCGATTGTGGGGGTCACCATCGGCTTTCTGAGTGTAGCGGTGCCGGTTGACCGCCCGCGCCCGACACCGGCTGAGTGCAGTGTGGCCGAGATTGCGCCGGACATGTCAACGCGCGACCGTGAGGTCTGCCGGCAGTTACGCCAGCATCGTCACCGCATGTGACTGCGCCTCTGCTACCCGACGCATCCAGCCCTTGCCGAAGGTTGCAAACGTTGGCAGCGCCTTGTAGAACAGCTCTTTCTCCATGCTGAACTTGGCAATCAAGTCTGCCTGATCGGCGTCTTTTAACGCCTGCATGGTCTTGGGGCCGATAGCGCCATCAGGGTTTGTTCCAATCGCTTTCTGCATGGTCTTGATTGCTCTGCCTGGCCCTGCATTGATCGCAAAGTCGAACATCAGATAGTCGAGCCCCGTTGGCAGCTCGTCGGCCTTGACCGCATCCCAATATTGTTTCTTGTACAGCGGCGCCACTGTAGCCGGGGTCAATGCGCGCATCTCTTTTTCGCCAACAGCTTTGCCGACCCATGCTTCCCACACCCGTTTGGTGACGCCCAGATTGGTCATGCCGCCTGGGTCAAGTTTGTGATGAACGTAGCCGCCTTCGTGTTTAAAGATCGCTTTCAGAGCTTCGTCGAAGTTTTCTTTCATTTTTTAGTTTTCATGTCGATGATCTTTTCGAGCGTTCTGCCGCCAAAGTAGAACGACATCACAAGCATCCCCCACTGGCCCAAAAGTTCTACGAACGAGTCGGCAATATCTAAAGACGAAGCATCGATCAGCGCCAACGCCAAATACGCCACCAAGATGTAGATCAGCGTAAGAGGCCGGATGTTTTTTGACAGCCAGCTGTCGCTGGCCATGTCGGCCTGCTGGCGTTGGGTCAGGTTGTTTTGCTCTATCTTGTACAAGTCAGTGTCGTTGGCCATCTTGGCCAGCTCACCGTCCTGCGCCATCTTGGCCAACGCTAACTGAGCCTTGGCCTTCTCTTCGGGGTCAGGAATCAGTTTGTCGATCAGTTTGCCACCGATACCCAGCAATGCCTCTAAACCAAACATGCCATTCTCCTGTGGTTACTTGTCTTGCTTAGACTCCAGCCGGTCAAAGATCTTTCCAAGCATCTCTTTTACTTCGCGCATGTCATCTTTGTAGTCTTCCCGGCTAACGTAGGTGTGCGGCATGGCGCGCACGTCCGTGTCCAGCCGGTCAATTGACCGATGGATATTGTTCAACACCCAGCCGCCGAAGAACCCGGCAATCGCTACGGCGATATTGAAAAGAACTTGCGAGTCCATGTCGTAAAATTATCGATTAAGGTTGTTCTGATTTTCGGCAGCAAGCGCATTAGACACTTGCACCCCACCTAACGTCAAAGGCGAGCGCAAACCTAAACCGGTTTCACCGCGCATCATACGCGAGGCACCGCGCCCAGCACGTTGGAACGGGTCGGCCAAACGCTCACCTTTAGCTTGTCGCGCCATTGCTTTCTCAAGCACATCGGCGGCTAACTTCGGGTCAAGCATTTCAGTTGCCAACTCCAGCGCAACTTTTTCGTTAATCTTACCTTGCAAGCGATCGATAATTGTGTTGGCAAGCGTGGCCAGCTTACTAAAAAATGCGGGTGATTTGGTTAACTCTGCGGCTGGCACGGCTTTACCGGCCTTGCCACCTTCCCTAGCTTGCGCGGTAAATTCAGCTTCACGCGCCAAATCTTTGCGTATGCCCTCTACTACTTTTACCTGATCTGGCGACAATATTTGGCTTAATTCCGTAAATCGACTTTGCCCGGTTGACTGTTTTATTGTAGTTGGCGCTTCTTTTAACGCTTGCGAAAAAATGCCTGCGCGCTCACCGGCAGGCGTTTCAATAACTGGCTTTAACTTGCCTTCCAAATACTGCCCGACCTGCATAATGTTGATGGGCTTACTTTTTTCAGCAAACTTTTCTTGCGCAGCGCGATACCCCGGCACTGTGTCGACTAACAATTCCCGAACGTCGCGCAATTTGCCTTTGATAAATTTAGTATCTTCTTTTGCCAGCCGCGCTTTTATGCCGTCGATTACAGAAACAATTTCGCCCGCGTCGGAACGTAATGCGCCGGTTTTTTTATCCGCAATTAAACCTTTGCGAATTTCCCGCATCTCCCGTACCAATTCGGTATTGCCAGGATTTTTAGCAATTAGGTCGTCTATTACGGGCAGCACACCGCTAACATCTGCCGTGCCTTGTTTAGCCTGTTTGTACAGCGGGCCAGCCGCAGCTTCCCTCGCGCTTTCAGCTGCCGTCATGGCAGTTCTATCTTGCGCTATCGGCCCCAACGCGCGTTCTCTTGCTGCTTTGTTTGCTATGTCGCGTTCGTAGTATTCAGTCGGCATACCGCGCTGTACTTCAGCTTGAAGCGCAGAATATTTAGTCGCGCCAGCGGGCGACGCAGCAACACCAGCTGTCGGCATACCGCCAGCAACATACTCGTCGTAGTTGCGCAGCGCGTTAACTATTGCTTGCCCACGGCCTTCGGTAGCGTCTACCAAAGCAGAAAATTTAGGGTTAGCTACGCGGCTTAAATAGTTTGTCGTTGCGCCAGCTACTTTTCCGCCGGTCTCTACTATGGGCGCAATTGCTGAAAATGGATCGGTGTATTTTGCGGCGGTTTGTAATGCGGAAGCTGTTTTAGCTGACGCGGAGCTGCCAAGTTTAGCGCCGACTTTAAACGGCACGCCAACACCACTAAGTAGTAAGGATAAATCGGATATCGCCGTAACAGGCTCTTCAGCAATCGCGCGTTTTATACCTTCCCAAGTAGTGTATTTTGAATACTCTTCACCCATTGTGCGTGCTACTTTGCTAGCACGTTCAGCGGCTTCGGGGTTGCTATCTAAGTAGTCAACAACGTCGCGTAGCGGTTTTGGTGCGGTTTCACGCAATGCCCCAGCAGCAAGGTCAAACACACCGCGCAAAGTTTGCGCTGGGTTATTAACCGCCTCCCATAGCGCTTTTCCTTGCTTTACTACATCGCTTGGCGCGCTAAAAGGCGCCTCATATAAGGCTTCAAACGCGCCATATTGACGGCGGGGCAAAGGTAAGCCTTCAGCCGCTACATCTTGGCCGCCATATTTAGCCGCCGTTGCCGCTAAGTCTTGACCGCTTTCTGGCTGAACCGTCGCGCCGCCATATTTTTTAGCTAGTGCTTCTAGATCGGCCATAGTTATTCCTTAATACCGGCAGATTTTCTAAACTCGTCTGCTGATTTTTTATCTGGAAAACGATATGTTTTTCCGTCCGGCCCTTTAACATCAACTGAGCCTTTAGGCGGCGCATCAGGTGTGCTAAGCGCGTCATAAAAGTCCTGCATCTTAGGCTGCTTGCCTTTATACCCGCGCAAAGTTTCGTTAGCTTCGTAATACTCGGCCATTGCTTGTTTTTGCTGCGCAGCCGTTTGCATTTGCATAAACAGTTTGCGCAAACGCTTGACGTTTTCTTGTGGGCTAAGACGAGCATCAAAAGCGCGAGAAATTAAGCGCTCACCTTCAACTTGCGTAAACTGCGCGCCCAACACCGCGCGCAAGTTACGTTGCACCACTTCTTCAACTTGTTGCTTAGCCCCCAAGGCTTCAGGGTTTACTAAAGCGTTAAAGAAATCAGGCGCAAGGCCAACAGATTTTCCAGTCAGCGCTTCGCCTGATGCAAGACGATCAAGCACAGATTTAATTTGGCCCATATTTGCCGCAGCATCCGCGCCGCCGCCTTGTGACCAATCAAGGTAATCTTGCGCGTATCTTTCATCAACGGCTTTTGGCCCAGGAGGCATTTTAATTACATTGCTAACTCTAGGTGCGTTACCTTCCTTAGCCGTTTTAATCAAATCTAAAAGATCATCTATGGCGGTTAAATTTTCTTTAGTTGCGGGCAGTTTTCGAAGCTCTTGTATTTTTTTCCGCGCCAAAGGTACGTTAAAAAACTCACCTGTAAGTCGGTTTTGTTTTCGGTCTTCTTCAAGTCTCTTTACGTGTTCAGCCTGCATTTTGTCGGCCATATCTCGCAAAGCCGATGCCCGGTCTTTGTTTCTAGGGTCGCTAGCTAACGTATACAACGCCTGTGCTGTCGGGTCTAAAAAGTCAACGCCGCCAACATCTCCTTTAAACGAAGCGTTTGGCAGTTCTTTATCCCCATCTGACGTGGTGGTAGCAGCCGCTGTTGGCATTGCAACATTTGCGGATGTAGGTGTGGTAGCAGCAGACGCGGACGCTGCTTGTGGTTGACCTCGGGTATTACGCCATTCTTCAATAGAAATTAAAGGCTGTTTGTTTATTGCCCGATTTAACTGATCTTGACTATAGTCAGCATTTTCTTTTTCTTCTATCGCTTGGAAAATCTTTTCGGAGGACATGCCTGAAGTACGAGCAATGTAATTACGCGGGTCGCGCCTAAATTCAGCTTTATTGCGGGCAATCGTATCCCCCAACGTACCAAAACGTGTTAGCAGTGGGCTAAGCACTTCATCGTTAGACATCGCCACAATACGATCTTCAACATCTTGATCAGATTTAAGGTTATACACGGGAAACTGATCGTTAAATTGTTTTAGCCGAAGGTCTACTGCGTCCCTTTCTGCTTTTTCCCTTGCTTGGTCTAACTCAAATTTGCTTTTGTTGGCAGTAGTTTCGCGCGTCTCTATTTGCGACAATATATTTTCTCGGTTCGCAATTTTAGTCGCTACGTCGTTATACAAATCCGGCACTTCTGTATATACGCGTTCCAAATATTCTGGTGAACCAATTTTTACTTTAGGGTCTGCATGTATACGGGCAAGTTTATTTCGGCTTTCTACCCCGCGCTGATACTCTTGCGTTTTTAATCCGTATTCTTGCGCTTTCAACGCATTCATCTGCGATGTCTCTTGCAGGTTGCGCAGCTGCATAGCTTGCGCCATAGCATTCATCGGCGATTCAAGCTGAATGCCTTTAAACTGCCCTGGGATGGTGTAGTCAATACCGGCCATAATTATTGTCCTAAATACTGTCGCTGTATAAAAGCTGCTATAAAGTTGTTATTACGGGCCGTCATAGCTAGGATCTAAATAGCCCGCTTGGCTATTGCTCCAATTTTGTAGGCTAGAAGTTTGATTGTACCCAGGACGTTGCGGGAAGAACCGATCCATCATCTGTTGATTTTGCTGATAGTTCAGGTATTGATTTAAACCGCCCGTCAACGCATTCGCGGTGTTCATGTAGCCAGACGCGCGAATGTTACCTTGCGTCATGGCGTTCTGCGCCATGTTTTCGCCAAACTGACCTGCTTGATTAGACATTGTGTTGGCAGCAGTCTGGCTCATGCCCGCCAAAGATTGCAGTGGGTTCAATCGCGCTTGGCGTTCCAGCTGATAACGGTTGAAGGCGTTGGTGTACTCTTGCGAACCCAAGTCTTGACCGTAGCGTTGCGCGCCTTTTAGCGTAGCGCCAGACAGCAAGCCGCCGCGTGCTGCTGCACTGCGGTCAAGGGCTTTCAAGCCTTCTTGCAGTCGGAATGCGTAGCCAGGATCGGCTTGGAACTGTTCCATTGTAAACGGCGTGTACTTGGACGCAGCAACCAAGTCAGGCAGCGCGTTGACGCCTACTTTACGAAACGGCTCTTGCAGTTCAATTTGCTTATTGAACATTTTTTCCTGCGATGCAATCGCGCGTTTGTTCGCCCTAGATTGCGACTGAGAAGCACTAACCGACGCGCCCGCGTTAATTACACTGCCTGCTATGAATCCTGACATAATGTTTCCCCAGATAAGTAAAAGCCAAAATTTGTGCCGACAGCATCTCGGTAGTCAATAAGAAGTTCACTACCGATACCGACATCTTTTAAGGCAATCACATATAAATCATCGCCAAACTTGTACGGTATTACGTTTGGGTCGCAAGAGTGGTTAATGTACCGTCCTGCCGGAGTACGTTTACCATCCAACCGCCCTGGGCAAATAACTTCACCCGCAAAAAAGTGCCGCGTTGCAAACATCCCAATACCATGCACCGGCGACGCCTTCAGCTCTACGTCGTGCCCTTCTGGCATATTAATCAAATCGCTTTCAATGGTCACTATGGCGTCCATTGTGGGCTGATCTACACCCAGCTGCTCTAAGAATAGCTGGTAGTCCGCTTGCGCTGATTCAATTGCCAACCGTCTGCGTGTGTCACCTAATCCGCATTCGGGCACCACATATAGCCGATCTTCAATGACACTCAAATCTTGGCAGTCGTCTGGGTTAGGGTAGATGTCCACCCACACCACTTCGTCTTCAAACACCCGCCCGGCGCGCTGCTCACCTGCCTTGGCGTCAAACTCACATGGTGCTGTTAATACCACTACGTCGGTATCTACATTGACCGCAATTTTGCCTTTTTCCAGCCGCACGCGGTAGCCCGTCTTGTGCGCGGCGCCCGTCAATACTGTCCACGCCGGCACCGTAATCTTTCGCTCATACACACCCGGCAAAAACGTGTGGGTGGTTACAATATCGGCCTGCGGCATCTGCAGCAATTCGTCCTGCAGCGCGACAACCTTTTGCCGCATCAGCTCTGGCGTAACTACCGCCGTGCCGTCTGCGTCAAAAAGCTCTACGGCGTTCATAGTTTACGTTACCTCGCGGCCCGATGCCCGAATATTGATAGCGCTAGCGGTTCCCGCGATAGTAGAGATAAAACCGCTCGGTGCCAAGACCTGGCCTACAATCTCTGGGAACGTGTACACCTCAGACGGCTGCAATGTTTTCGTTTTGGTAATCAAGTTCTGGTTACCCGCCGTATCTGCACCCGTTACCAAGTTGACACTAATAGTAGCAGCAGAGGCGCTGTAGTTAGTCGCCGTAAACTTGTCGATGATGGTCGTCACACCCGTTGCAGTGTATTGCGTGGTTTGGGTGTTCTCCGCTGTCTTGGCGGGAATAAGGACTTTAACGGTAACGGTCATTGGACACCTTCAATATTGTTGTTTACGGTCAAAATTATAGATGGGATAGCGGGAACCGGCGCGGTTGCTGGCACTGCATGAAGCTCAACACTTAAGTCGCTAACCGAAAACATAATTTCTACGTAATCCGCATCGTTTAAAGTTAAAAATAAGTTATACGCGGAGAATATCTCAGCGTTGTTGCCTTGTATTCGTATTAACCCCGCGCTATCAGGAACGTCCACGCCGTTTACCCTAAACCAAATATAAAACTCGGCGGTGCCGCCTGATATTTTATCTAGCTGAAAACTAATGGCAAAATTATAAATGCCCGGTGTGTCAACAGTAATGCGCGAGGTTGGCGAGCCAATAGCCACGCCGTTGCTTAAATCTGTGGTGTTAAAGGTAATGGCAGTCGCCGTGTTAATAACTGTAGCCACTTGCGTGGTAGTGTCGTAAAACGATCCATACCTTGCGCGGTTAAATCCGCGCGGCGGCGGCACTACCTGCAACGCTTGCACTTGTTTCTGTAACTCAGCAATGTCCGCGACGAGTGCTTCTTGCGACGGCTGCGTCTTGGTGGCTTCAACGTCAATGTTGATATCAACCAAGTCTTCCTGTTGCGGTGGTGGGGGCCCAAGCTGCAAGTCTGTCAGCGACGTTACGTTGGTGCCGCTGCCTGTCAACGTAAATAAATTTAGGAAAAACCGATACCACTCACGCGAGATTAGCCCCGTGCGCTCGTCAATTAACGGCACCCGTGGCGGCGTGATATTCGTGCTGTTATTTGGGCTAGGCATTGGTTGGGCTAATCAATAGTTCTGCACCCATAATGGCAACCTTAACCGGATCGGTCATCGACAGTTCGTACACCCGGTCACGCAGTTTCAAGGTCATACCTAGTCGGCGCCAGAACACCCGGCGATAATACTCGCCAATCTTGCCGATGCTGGCCGTATGGTAGTTAGACCATGTATGGCCGCCGTCGTCCGACCAGCGCAGCATGACCTCTGGGTCACTGCCTTGGCCTACATTTAGCCCAACGCCCGTTTCCACGTCAAGCTGCAAGCTGTGGTGCGCGGTGCGCTTCAAGTTGTTTTGGCCAGTTGGCAGCGCCCGCCATGACCGCAGCCATTTCTGAATCTGGCCGTTATCGCTGTAGTCGTCCAGATCAAACGCGTAGATGTTGCCGTTTTCAAAGTCGCCGACAATAACTTCGCTATTAAACGCCATCTGGCAGTTGCTACGGTGCCGGGTAAACGACCCATTATTCCAACCCGCCCGCTCATGCCAAGCCTGCGTAGCGGCGTCGTAGACCCAAGTCGTGTTGGCGGTAGGGAATATCAGCACGTAGAAGCTGTGGCCGTCTTGCTGGTACGTGTAGCCAATAGCGTCTGACAGGTTGCCGTACTGCTGGATGTGCCATTCAACCGCGTGGGTTGAGACACGTTGGCCGGTGTAGCCGTTGGCTCGGTAGACGATGCCTCGGCCACGGGCGTCGGCTCCTAGCCAAAATAGACTGTTGTCTAGCTTGGCGACTGAATACGGCGCGATGCACCCGATCTCATTAAACGCGCCCTGAATGCGTTGCAGAGGAAAGTCCGAGTTACCCGCGTCGTACCATACCTCTACAGAATTGGTGCCAAACAGCCAGGCTTCGCGGTGGTCAACAATAAGCGATATTAAGCCGTCGGGCGAGCCTTCTGCGCTAGCAAAATCAAGCGGGTCAACGGACAGGCCGTCAAGCAAGCTGGTCACCCAGACTTTTTGGCTGTTAGGCTCGTTAAAAACAAAATAGCCATCCAAAAACCCTACGGTTACTGCACCAGGGAAGTCAGGGTCGGTGATTTGCGCGAATACGTTAGTGGTGGCGTTATAGATGTAACTGGGGCCATTAGCCGCCACAAAAAGCTGCGTGCCGTTGTCTGACATAGACACGGGGCCAGCGCCAGTTACTGTCCCTAGTAAAGTCGCCGCGTATGCAGTGTCGAGCTTGTACAGTCTATTGCCGGACACTACGTAACCGTAGCCGCCAAACGTCCACATTCCCCGAATTGGGCCAAACCCAACGGTTGCCAATAAGCGCAATCCCGGCGCGCGTTGCAAGAACGCAGGCTCTTTGCCGGCTTCTGGCACGATTTCAGGGAACAGGTTAACCATACGCGCGTCCGCAGCGTTAGTGCTGCGGGCAACGTAGCTGCTGCCCAATATAGGCGTCTTCACTCTGCACCTAACTTACGTAAGCCTTTGCCGGTAGACCAAAGCCAGTCGCCTAAACGGGCAGCTAGTTGGGGCGGCAAAAAGGTGTCAAGCGCAGGCGAGTACATGCGTTTAGTGCGCATGTTGATTTCAAGCCAGCGAGAACGAAAAGTGACTTCCATCAGAAGTTACCTGCGTAAATGTTGTAACGCTGGTGGGTTGCAACCAGCGCGTAAGGCATCGACATCACGTCGTCTGGGTTGTTGATGCGCTTCAGATTACGTTTGGACGTCATGGCAATCCGTTGCACTTGCGGTGACGGCTCAACGCCAAACTCCGGCGCGAACTCCATCGCCAAGTTGTACACAAACGCCCGCAGATAGCCTGGCGGAAAAGTCAAATTGGTCGCCAAGTTTGCAGGGGTAGTCAGCTGTTGCACCGACACAAAATGCCACTCCAAAACCCGCGTGGGCTTTGGGTAAATGGTCATGGTAATGTCAGGAAAGGTGTTGTTGACAAACATCACCTGCGGGTACGTGCTAGTCACGGTCTTAACCGCGATGCCGTTGTACTGCTGCTGGTTAATCAGCTTGATGCCGTAGGACACGTTGGTCTGCGGATCGCGGAAGTACGTCGCGTCATCAATCAACACCGGACGATTGCCCACAAAGTTGCCGGTTGGCCCCAGTGTGCGGGTAATTTCGTCAGGTGGCCATAGGAAAACTTGGTCTTCCGTGCAAAACACAGCCAGACGCTCGGTGTTCCAAGAATCAATCATCTGATTCAAGGCGGTCAGGCCGTCTTGCATTACCGAAGCCGAAGACGTCTCGCCCTCAGCCAACACGCCCAACAACCGCAAGGCTCTGTTAATTTGATCGCCAGCAGTAGTGGCCATGTCTGCTCCTTATTCTGGTGCCGCAGCCTCTACAGGTGGACGGCCACGACGACGTTTGGGTTCCAGCTCGTTGACTGGCGCCGCTGCTTCGGGAGCCGAAGGCGTGTCGGGATTATACCGCTCCCATCCGTTTTGTTCATCAAATTCAGCTTCCATCGCCATTGTGGCGACTTTGGTGCCGTGAACGT